GTTTAGTAGACTTTTTTACAAACGTTTTGTGGAAGATAAAAATATTTCTCTTTTCTCCCCATCTGATGTTCCTGGATTATATGAGGTTTTTGGTGATAATGAAAAGTTTGATCCTTTATATGAAAAATATGAAAAAGATGACACCATACCAAGAAGAGAAGTAAGTGCTAGGAATTTATTAGACAAACTAATACAAGAAAGAATTGAGACTGGTAGAATTTATATTATGAATATAGATAACGCTAATGATCATTCTGCTTTCTTAGATATGATTAGAATGTCTAATCTTTGTACAGAAATAAATCTACCAACCACACCAATACAACACATTGATGATGGAGACGATACAGACGCAGAAATTGCACTTTGTGTATTAGCAGCAATTAACTTAGGGTCGATTAAAAATTTAGATGAGTTAGAAATTGTGTGTGAATACATTGTTAGAAGTTTAGATAGTGTAATAAGTTATCAAGACTACCCTATTGAGGCGGCAAGAAAAATGTTAAAGAGAAGATCAATTGGTGTTGGTGTAACAAACTTTGCTTATTGGTTGGTTAAGAATGGTTTATCTTATGATGATTCCACATCATTAGGAAGGATAGACGAGTTATTTGAGAATATCCAATACTATTTATTAAAAGCATCAAATCAGTTAGCGAAAGAAGAAGGTGCTTGTGAATACTTTAATAGAACAAAATACTCTAAAGGGTTATTACCAATTGACCATTATAATAAAAATGTAGACAAAATTGTTGATAGAGAGTTAACAATGGATTGGCAAACATTAAGAAAGGATATCTTAGAGTATGGATTAAGGAATTCTACGGTTACTGCTCAGATGCCTTGTGAAAGTTCATCGGTAGTATCCTCATCTACAAATGGTATTGAAGCACCTAGAAAACTTATTGTGGTTAAAAAATCTAAGAGCGGTGCACCATTACCAGTTGTTGTACCTGAAGTCGCAAAATATAAAAACAAATATCAATTTGCTTGGGGTTTTGATAATACCGCAATGAATAATATTGTTTCTATAATACAGAAGTATTTTGATCAAGGTATATCAGTAAATCATTATTACGACCCAAGAAAATATGAAGGTAATGACTTACCAATATCTGAAGTGGCAAAGGATATATTAAATTTCTATAAATTTGGTGGTAAACAAATCTACTATTCTAACTCAAAAGACTATAAATCAGATAAATTAGATGAAATGATAACAAACACACAAAATGCTAGTGAGGAAGTTTTGTTGATGGATATGGATGATTGTGAATCTGGTGCGTGTGCAATTTGACAATATTAAAAAAAATGATTAATTTTATAGGGTGGTAGTGATACTACCCTTTTTTGTCTAAAATAAAATAAAAAATAATATGAGTGAAAGAAGAAGTTTAGTAAATTTAGATCCTAATGTGGATTTTACAAAAGAACCAGTATTTTTTGGTAAACCATTGAATTTAGAGAGATATGATAAATTTAGGTATGTTGGGTATTTTGAATTATTTAAAAAACAATTAAATTCTTTTTGGTTACCCGAGGAAATTGATTTATCTAAAGATAGGTTGGATTATAAGGAAATGACAGATAATGAAAAATTCATATTCACGTCTAACTTAAAATATCAAATATTACTAGATAGTGTTCAGAGTAGAGGTATTCCCCATCTAACAGAAGACTTGTCAAACCCAGAGGTAGAGGCGTTTTGTTCGGCTTGGGCTATGTTTGAGACTATTCACTCATACTCATATACATTTATCATTAAAAATGTTTATTCATCCCCTGGTGATGTGTTTGATAATATTCTTAATGACGAACAGATTGTCAAAAGAACTGTGTCGGTTACTAAGTATTATGACGATATGATGAATTCGTTGGGTGAAAGTGTTAAAGAAAGAAAGAAAAAACTTTATCTAACACTAATGTCAATAAATATATTAGAGGGTATACGTTTTTATGTTTCATTTGCTTGTTCATACGCCTTTGCTCAGAATGGTAAAATGGAGGGTAACTCTAAAATCATTTCATTGATTAATAAAGATGAAAATCTACACTTAGGTTTCACCCAAAAATTATTAAATGACCTTGCAAAAAGAGAGGATGAGGGGTTTTTAGAGGTTGTTGAGGAATGTAAACCTACTGTAATCCAGATGTTTAAAGATGCCGCAGAAGAAGAAATGTTGTGGGCAGATTATCTTTTTAAAGATGGTTCAATGTTAGGTTTAAACGCAGAAATTCTTAAAAGGTATATGAAGTATCTTACCAACAAAAGAATGAAGGCTGTTAGGTTAGAACCCATTTTCGAAAAAATAAAAAACCCAATAAACTGGATTAATGCTTGGACATCATCAGATGGTACGCAAAACGCACCACAAGAAACAGAAATTGATTCATATAATATTGGATCTGTTAAGTCAGATTTAGGTGATAGTACCTTTGATGGTTTTGAATTTTAAAGAAAATATATAATATAAGATAAAAGTCGTTACATGTAACGACTTTTTTTATGTCCACACTTTTCTTAACGAAAATTTATATTACAATATTTATAAGTAATGGAAGAAAAGTATATTAATATTTATAGTTTAGTTTCTAATGGTGATATATCTAATGTTAGGTATATTGATAATACCACTAAAAAACCTAAATATAGCTTAGGTAAAATAAGTATTGGTAATACTTATAGAGTAGGTGAAAAACATAGTGAAGAAACAAAAAATAAAAAAAATATTATAATGATGCGTGATGGGTTAATAAAAACCACATGTGGGTTTAAATGGAAATATAAAAATGCCTTCTAAATATATAAATATAAACTTCCCTTTTAAGGATAGTGACGAAGGGTTCTATGTTGACATAACCTCTACATCAAAAGACGCAATAAAGGCTGATTTATTACACCTTTTATTAACTAATAAAGGTGAAAGGTTGTATATGCCAGATTTCGGTAGTGATTTAAAGAAATTCATTTTTGAAATGAATGATCAAATTACTCATGAAGAAATCAAAACTAATTTAAATGACACAATAAAGAAATATATTCCAAACCTACAGATTGATAGTATCACTTTTGAGAATATAGAAGTAGAAGAGGCGATAAAGGTAATACTTTCTTATACTATAACCGAAGGTGTATTTTCATCTACTGATACTATCGATATAACATTCTAATTATGAAGAAAATAGATTATAATAGTCGTAATTTCTCTGATGTAAGATCGGAGTTAGTCAATTTCGTTCAACAATATTACCCAGATATTTTTAACGACTTTAATGATGCATCTGTTGGGATGATGTTATTAGAATTAAACGCTGCGGTGGGTGATATGTTATCATTTCATACGGACAGGATGTTTAATGAGACACAAATTAATTACATGCAAGAGAGATCTTCTGTATTGGAGTTAGCGAGAACATTTGGGTTAAACATACCAGGAAAAAGACCAAGTATTACTATTGTTGACTGGTCGGTGGTTGTCCCAGTATTAGGGGATTCCTTTGATAATACATATTCCCCTATTATTTATCAGGGGTCACAAGCAACAGGGTCGGGTAAAGTATTTGAGTTGTTAGAAGATTGTGATTTTTCATCACCATTTACTATAGGTGGGATACCGAACAGATTAATCATACCCAACATATCCAATGGGGTTATTCAAAATTATACATTAACAAAAAGAGAAATTGTTTTAAATGGTTTTACAAAAATATTTAAAAAGGTAATTAGACCAGAAGATTATAAACCATTTATGGAAATGGTATTACCAGATACAAATGTATTGTCGGTAGATAGTATTATAACCAAAGAAGGAACTAATTATAGTTCAACACCAACACTGTCAGAATTCCAAATATTTGACAATAGGTGGTTCGAAATGATGGCATTGGCAGAGGCTGAGGTATTCATAGAGGACACTAATAAAGTCAGTGACAATACTAGTATTTTACCTGGTAAATGGTTAAATACATCACAAAGATTTATTAAAGAATTTACTGATAATGGGTTTTGTAAGTTAGTCTTTGGTGCTGGTGACACCGACACATCCTCACTAAATGATTTTGTGGGGTGTAGAGGTCAAATTGATAGGATAGGTGATTTTGCGAATAATCTATCGTTAGGGTCAATCCCACCAACAAACAACACAATGTTTATAAAGTATAGAGTTGGCGGTGGGTCAGATAGTAACATTGGGTCAGGTGTATTAACAAAGTTAGGTACAGTAAATTTAGTTATTAATGGGGATGATAACACCATAAACCAGTCTGTTAGAAATAGTTTGAAGGTTAATAACCCAATTCCTGCAATAGGAGGAAAAAACCAACCATCTATTGAAGAAATTAGAAATTTAATAAGATACAATTTTTCGGCACAAAACAGATCAGTCACAATTAAAGATTACCAGAGTAGAATATCAGCAATGCCTGGTAAGTTTGGTGTACCATTTAGGTGTGGTGTTTGGGAAGAAAGAAATAAAATACAGGTTACTACTTTATCATTAGATAGTGCTGGAAAATTAACAAATAAATCAACATCAACATTAAAAGAAAATATCGCAGAATATCTTGCAGAATATAGAATGTTAAATGATTACGTCACAATTAAGGATGGAAAGATTATAAACTTAGGTTATGAGGTAGACTTATTTGTAGATAAGTCAGTTTCTAAAACTGAAATAATGACGGGTGTTATTAATAGTATCACCGATTTCATGGACATCAACAAATGGTTTATGGGTGATAATATCTACTTAGCACAATTAATTGAAAATATTAATAATGTCGGTGGGGTATTAAATGTGGTTGATTTAAGGGTATATAATAAAGTCGCTGATGGTAAATATTCTGTTAATGAAATTGCACAACCATATATTGATGCCGACACTAGACAAATTGATTTGTTAGGTCAATACACATTATTCGGACAACCAAATGCAATGTTCGAAGTTAAATTACCAAGTAAGGACATTAAAATAAGAATAAAGTAATATGTGCTTTATTTTGGGGGTTTTAGGTGTATTTTTTAAGAAAAATTAAAAGTTATGGGATGTTCAACATGTAAAGGAAAAAGTTCAAAAAACAACACTAATAGTGGTGGTGCTGATAGTGAAAATATTAATATTAGTTTAATACCTGAAAGTCTTCAGAATGGAGATTTCAATGGTAATTTTATTTTAAAATTATTGGCACTTATAATAATTATTATTTCGTGGCCGTTAATAACAATAACACTTTTTTATGTGTTATTTGTAAATTTCTTTATGCCTAAAAGAGATGGTCAGAAAGTTATTGGTGATTTAATAGAAAATGTCGTTCATAAGTATGCGACATTTAAAGCTAATAGAATTATTAAAAAGAAAGAAAGACAATTCAATAAGAATAGAGACTATAGTGGTGATAGTGAGTTACTAGATATAGAAGTATTTGAAACTGAGGAGTATAATGAGGGTACCAAAGAGGGTTAAAATATGTCAAGTTCCATTAGAATTAGAACAACACCTAATAGTGACGATAAATACGTTAAGATAAAGTTAGAGCAAGACTTTGACTTATTAGAAATTTTAAGTTTAAAGATTACGCAAGAAGATGCTTATCAGAGTTTTTGTGCAAACTACGGGGTAGTCGCTGGTAGAATTTCAGTCAATGATGGTTTCGGGTTACCCAACGTAAAGGTATCGATATTTGTCCCTATATCAGATGATGATAAAGACAATGCAATAATAAGGGAAATATATCCTTATGAATCAACGGTAGATAAAAATAGAAATGGTTTAAGGTATAACCTATTACCAAATAGAAAACAACATACCGATCACACACCAGTTGGTGGGTTTCCTGGAAAAAGAGAGGTTTTAGATGATGAAACATATATTGAGGTATATGAGAAGTATTATAAATACACCACAAAGACAAATGAGGCTGGTGATTTTATGTTATTCGGTGTACCCAATGGTCAACAACAATTATTCTATGATTTAGATGTAAGTGATATAGGGTTTCTATCTGCAAGACCATATGAATTAATTGCTCAGGGGGCACCAGAATCAAGATTTCAAGATAAATTCACCTTTAAAAGTGGAAGTCTTGATCAACTAACTCAAGTTATAAGTGAAACCATCCCTATAGTTGTAAAACCATTTTGGTGTGATACACTTAATATAGGTCGAGAGATTGGTATTACTAGACAAGATATACCTATAGAAAGTTATGAATTAAACCCCACAGCAATTTTTATGGGTGGTTTATTTAGTGACGATGAAAAAGACTCATTGAATAAAAACTGTAGGCCTAGAAAGAAAATGGGTAATATGAATGAATTAATTACTGGTGAGGGTAATATTGAAATCATTCGTAGAACACAACAAGGTGATATAGAATTTTATAGGGATTTAGGTGATGATTTAATTGATGAAAATGGAAATTGGTCTTTTCAAGTCCCAATGAATTTAAGGAAGGTAATCACCGAAGAAGATGGTAGTTTAATTCCTTCACCAGACGGTATAAAGGGTGTTGCAACAGAGGCTGATGTTAGGTTTAGAATATCTATGGATAAGTCTAACGATGATAAAAAACTTAGAACAAGAGCTAAGATGTTAGTTCCTAATATGTTGGGTAATTACAATTTTGATAGTTTTGATAGATCAGAATTGAGAGATGCTCAGTTTGCTCAAGATGCTGGAACAGGAACGACAATATTTGATATTAACGAACAAACTTCACTAACACCGACTGCTTTTGCTGATGACCCAGCAAATGAATATAATTATTTAAAAGAATTTTTTACATTCAGGTGGAAGAAAGTTTATACGGTAAGACAATATATAGGGAGATTCCAACCAAACGATAATGATGAGAATAGAAATTTCATAGGTCTTAAAGATATTAGTGATGGTTTCGGTGTTAATAAAATACCATTTAATAGGATTGACACCAACGTAAACCCGTTATATACTTTATTATGTATTTTATTGTCCTTTATTGGGATACTAGTATCATTGGTTAATGGTATATTAAATCTATTTAATGGTTTTATAACCATGTTATGTCAGATAAAGATTCCTTGTGGTATTGAAATATGTGGGTCAGATTGCATAAAGGCTGAAAAATGTAGATACCAATATAAAATAAAGACTGAAACCCTCCATAAGAATAGTAGTTGTAATGATCAAGCCGCGGCAGGGACAACCACAACAGGGCCAAAAAAAGATTGTAGTTTCGGGTCATGTGCACCCCCTGGTACTGCTGCATGTAGTACTTGCTACACTAACAGCTGCTCTTATTCTTTTTCACTACTAGGTCAAGATTATTACACTAAAAAAACTGCTGTAAATGTGTCAAAACAAACAAAGACATCGGGTTGTGATAAGAGTTGTGATTCACCTTGTACTGACGGTGAAGTGATAAACCTTGCTGTTGTTTGTTTCTGTATTGGTGTTGAAGTAAAATATAAATGTATATTCGGTGGTTTATTATGTTCATCATGTCTACCATCGGATCCGAATGATGATAGACATGGTTGTTGTGGTCCTGATGATCATCCTTATGGGTGTGGTCAGGATTGTGACGAATGTAAGGATGAAAACGATAACCCAAATGCAAACCCACCGTGCCCAAATAGTAAGTGTAAA